CTTGTTCCTGGGTCCAAGTTAGAAGTTAATCTTTTCCAAGCGGTAGCTTGTCCACTTCCTGCTTTTCTAGGCATAAGGCTTCGAATAGGAACAGAAGTAGGAATAATTAACTTAATAACTGGGTCAAGATTTTCTCCATTGAAAATAGAACGGGTCGAAGGGCTAAAAGTATAACTGGCGTTAGTTACTGCGGCTTTTCTAACTGCTGCTGCAACCATTTCTAATGTTCCTTTCTGTCCTAACAGATTCTTTAGCATTTTTGTATCTGCTTTAAGTTTGTTCATTTTAATTCAAGAAATGTTAATAATAATCGACTTTATATAACGAATTACCCTATATACAATTTCTTAACTCCTCTTTCTTAACACTTAACTTTTTGCCTAAAGCTGCTAATTCTTCCTTGATTTCACTTTCCTTATCGGGGTTTGATGTCCCAACAAGAGTCAAGGCGACCTTATGCACTTTACCAATCTCCTTTTCTATCTCCCCAATCTCTTCCTTAATAGTGGCTGAATCTTTAGGGTCGTCATCACCCTCGCCACCTTCTTCACCTTTTTCAACGGTGAATACCTTTCTGGGTCTATCGCCGACAGGTTCCTTATCAAATCGCTCTTTTAAAGAAGTTACTTCTTTCATTAACTCCTTTACTTCAGCAGAATTTGACTCAGTAATCTTCTCGACTATTTCCCCTAACTTTTTCTCTATTATTTTAACTATATCGCTGGAACTTTCCACCTTTTTCGTATCTTTCTTAGCTTCTAATGAAATTGCACTCATTACACTATCTAATGCTTTATTTATAAGCTTAATTACTGCTGGAGGTCTTTTGTTATTTTCAAAAGCACTCGACAACCATTTAAGATTTCCTGCAACATCACTTAAAGCAACAACTTCATGAACATCTTTCTTTACATCACTAGGCTCTATTGCTTTTTCCTCTTCCTCATCTTCCTTATCTTTTTCGTCTTCAGATTCTTCCTGCTCCTCTTCCTCATCTTCTTTCTCGTCATCTTCTTCATCCTTCTCTTCCTCTTCGTCTTCCTTGTCGTCATCGTCCTCTTCCTCCTCTTCGTCTTCATCGTTTTCGTCCCCGGATTCTTCTTCTTCTTTTTCCTCCTCATCCGAATCCTCTTCTTCATCTTCGTCGTCATCTTTATCATCCTCTATTCCTTCTGCTTTAAATTCCTTATTTTCAACCGTAGGCTTTTCTTTATTTGCTCCAATATTTTCAACGGTAGGTTCTACTTCTTCCCTAGTTTCTTCCTTAGTCTCTTCTTCCTCTACTTCCTTATTCTCTTCTTTATTTTTCTCTTCTTTTGCCTCTTCAATTTCTTTTTTCTTTCTACGAGCTTTTTTTAATTCTTTTTTCATAACATTATCAAATATTTTTATTATAGATTCGACCTTTTGCTCTGAACTATCTCTTTTAACCATTTCGAATACTGTTTCAGGATTAGCGGGTCTATCAACGATACTAATTTCGAATAATTCTATAGCTTTTATGACATTTCCAACTTTCTTCAAAACTCTACCACCGATGGAAAACCCTTTATAAACTTCTTCTTTAACCTTTTCCCAAGCTTCTTTATCCACAATCTTAGCACCAATCCAAGTTCCTTTCTTATCATGCATGAACTCTTTTGTTACTCCTACTGCCGATGGCTGATGCATCTCTCTGATATTAGCCCATTTCATATAATCATCCCAAGACTTTTTAATAGCTTTTCTTTCAACAACTTCTCCCTGACTATCTTCAATCTCCGTTGAAATATAACCATATACCATTTTTTTATCTTTATCTACTTTCGCGAAAGGGATAAAAAATTTTGATTTATTACTCATACTTTTTTATTTATTGCCCCGTCCACCCGACTTTATCGTGGACGATTAATGGGGTACTATATTCTAATAAACATCTACAATTTGGGTGCTCTGGTGGTCTCGAATGTCCAGATGAAAATACAACATCTATTCCAACCAAACCTTCTTCCTCATTCGCATTACACGCATCTGATACTCTATCATCTCCAACGGTTATCCATTTTTTACCGGTAGCATTATTATTAACTGCTGTCTGTAATTCAGTTCTATTAACAATCTCTGACATTTCTGTTCTAACTATTGTTTCCGTTCTATTCTTATAGGTTTCGGGAACTTTTTTCCTAAGATTATTAGCTATTGCATTATCGGATAATCCTAATTTTTTTCCCTCCATAACCTGATTTCCAATCCATTCTTTTGTAGTATCATCAACCGTTGTAATTAATAAATCTACTCTTTCAACTAATTGTCCAATCATATCTTTATTCGTCAGATTAAACTCTAATCTTATTCCCACCTTATCGAGAAATGATTGACCTCCCACTTCTGCTAACCATATGTAATATCCTATCAAAGAAGTAAGTGGTAAAAATTCCGATAATGGTTTGAGATTCTTATCAATAATTCTTCTTATTTCTTCTTCATCTTTTTCTGTCCATATCGGTTCTTCCTGTTTGCTAATACTATCTCGGATTTGTTTTAAAAAATCTGTCCTTAATAATTGAGATATTTGAATTAAAAACGAACTATAAATATCATTTGTCATCTCTTTAAACTTTTTACTTCTTTGTATACTTTCCAAAACTGAATTAGTCTTATTCCTTTTAAAGAAATTATTGATTTCCCGTAATAATCTATTCTTCATTTTCTTAGATTTTCTAATACACCTTCTTTTAATCTTGATACTTTGCCAATCATTAAATCTTTCTTCATAATATCTATCTGTTCATTGAAAATATCTTTAACCTCATCTTTTGTCTTAGCGAAAAGTAATCTTGCCTCAATTAATTTTTTAACACTATGATTGATTTTATCTGTTTTAAAAATCCTGAATTTTCTTTTATGTTTAATATCTCCTAATGCTTTCTTTTTCCAAACCTTGGTTTCCTCAATCTCTTCCTTTTCCTCGGGCTCCTCTTCTTCAAGTTCTTCTTTAGGGTTTAATATATCATCAACTAATACAGGTCCTTTAGGGGTTTTGACATAATGACCTAAACCTATGGCATCTAAATCATTTTCTTGTCTAACTTCATCTACTGACTTAACTCCTATATTTATATATCTTTCATTTATCTCGGCATCCATTGCTCTATCCTCCTTATCTAAACTTTGCCACTTAAATTCTATATCCGAATAACCAAAATCATCTTTTATAATACTGTCGAAACATTCTTTTAATGCCATTAATGTCGGTCGTAATCCGAACTTCATGGCAATCTCACTTTGAACCTCCGCACTTGCTTTTGGTATCTTGTCTGTATAACCTATTTCATTTGGTGGAATATTATATAAAGCACAAACCTTTAATAATAACCATTTTTCATATTCCAGGAATTTCATATCCTCTGACTTTTTCGTCGGGGTATAACCCACTCCAGTTCCTCCAGGGATTAATTTAATCTTTTGTTGTCTTCTCGGATTACCTGCAATTAAAGTATCAAAGTATAATTGGAATTCTTCGATTTGTTTTGGAGTCCAAATCTCCGGAACACTTAAGAATCCTTCTGGGACATTTCCTTCCGTTAATAAACTTAAATTATAAAGTTGAGAACGAAGAGCAGCATCTATTCCTATAATTAAACTTTCAATGGGAGATAAACCATAAGGAGTATTTGACCTTGGATTCATCATCAAATAACATATTCTATCTGCGGTAAATGCTGCAACTTTACTTCCACGAATCCATTGTTCATATGCTTTCTTAGGAGGTTCGGGAGTACTTCCATCTTCCATTACTCTCAATCTGATAGTAGAAGTATCAACTGTAATTAATTTTAATAAATCCCCACCTCTTGCTTTATCTTTCCATATGGTAGCTCCATCAAATACCAATAAATCTTCAACAATCTCATTCGTAAACTCCCTGAAATTAGCAAACTTTCCCCCGGGAGTTTCGAAAAATTCTGTTACCTGCTCAATTTGTTTTTGATATTTGGTTCCTTTTTCTTCTTCATCTATAGGTCCAATCCACCATTTTACTCCTTCGACTTCTCTTTTTCTTCTATTAATACAGGCTCTTAGAACATCATAACTTTCCGATAAAGCACGTAAGGTTGAAAATTTTATTCTTTTTCTCGTTGGCCTCACATTTATATTCTGCGAAGAACCCATACCAAAGGGAACGGCAAAATGTTGTGGAGTACTTCCTATTTTTTCCTGCTGGACCTTTATTATTCTATCCTGAACATCTAATTTATCCTTAAAAGGTTTTGTAATTGGTTGTATTATTCTTTCTATAATTTTATCCCAAAACATAATAAAACGACTCTTAATCTATTAATAATAATTATAATGATATAACTTATATTAATAGAAAATTGAGCCGTCTGGCAGTCGCACCCGAAGGTGTCAATAATCTATTTAATATATGATATATTACTATTCATTTTTTGTCAAGGACTTCTGTGGAAAACTAAAAACTTTGTACGACCATTAGCTTTTATCCGCAATCCACATTTACACAATGCTTCATATTTTACAGATTCAAATTTAATAATTTGTCTATTTCTGGTCTCTATTTCAAAAACTCCTTCTTTAGTATAACTCAATAATCTTTTACATATAGGACATCGCCAGACCTGATTCATTTTCTTATTTTTTCACAAATTCTTGATATACCGTCCGACCCTTTAATTAACATTTTATTCGGTGGTAATTTACTTATAATCTTTTTGTCATTATCGTCGAAACGTAAAGTATAAAATACTCCATCATGGTCACACCCTAAAGGTTTTCCATTATCATCATAATGAACTCTAAGACTAAAATCAAAAGATTTTTTACAAAAACTACAAATATTCTTCATTTCTTCCCAAAAACCTTAGATAAAAATCCTTCCTTCTTTTCATAATGGACACAATGCTTATATTTAACCTTACAAACAGGACAAATATCATTTCTTCCTAATTTGGTAAAATCTGTTTCCTGTTCTATTTTCGCTAACTTTCTCTCATTTAATGTTTGTTCATAAGCTTTTTCGAATAACATTATCCATTTTTCACCGATTAAATTTCCATCCCAATGTAATTCTGAAGCCCATGTAAACGCTCTATCAACTATTTTTTGAACTTTTTCTTTATTTTCCAAGGCCCACTCCATTCTATCTACTAAATCATTAATATCTGTGGTTGGTCTAATTCTATCATTATCATTCGGAACTGCTATTAAATTATCCATCGTATCTCCACTCTTAACTAGTAATCCCCTTTCATTTTTTCCTAGTAACTCTGTAATAGCAGTATTGTCAGGCATTATAACTAAATTCCTTGTAGCCATTCCTTCGATAATCGATAAACTAAAACCTTCTCCAAGTGTTGAAGAAAATACGGCATCTACACTATTATATAATTCATTAACAACATCTATCGGATAACCCTGATTTGCCGAAAACATTTTTGGATTAGGATATCCCCACTCTTCACCTTGTACAAACTTTAATTGTTTTGACATTTCGATTAAATCTAATCCTGAAACATCTTTAAACATACAATGAAAATAAAAATATACATCATCTTTACCCTTAGCTCTTCTTCTATCTAACAACCTTTTACAGGCTCTCATGCTGGTAAATAAATCTTTTCTAGGCTGATTTCTGTTCATATTCATAAAGATAAATTTCTTTGATTTCTCTTTTCCAAAGAATTTCTCTCTTAACTCTATTCTTTCTTTATCATTTAATTTCATTGGGAAAAAATCTTTTTGATTAATTCCATGATACATAACGTTAAGTTTAGCTTCTAACATCTTATACTTTTGTAAATTCTCCTCTTTCTCTTCTTCACTTAATAAACTATCTTTATCTACTTGATAAATCTTTAAGCACTCATCATAAGCATATTTAGTATAGGCAACCGGATAATCAATCAATAAAACAACCTTATCAATCCAATCCTTCTTGGGTGTCGCATCAATGGGAAAGTAATAAATCGTTTTAAATTTATTATCTGCCGGCAATGAAAAATTAGTCTCGACTATCTTTTCTATTAACTCTGTTAATATAAAGGTATCTTGTAATATCCATACTAAATCATAATTCCCTTTCCCTAATCTATCCAAGAATGCTTGTCTCCCGAATAAATCCTGATAAAGAGGATTAGGTATTAAATTACTAGATGCCGGATATATTTTATAAGGATATTCTTTTCTATCATAAAATTGACCATCATAATTAATACCTATAATGTCTATCTCGTATTTATCCGTACTATGTAAGACTTTTAGAATATTTTTAGATACCTGGGCAAAACCCGTTGCACACGTTGGGGTATCTGCTAATACCAAGACTTTAACTTTCTTATTCTCCTTGTTTTGTGTCTTTAATTGATTTGTTTTC